AGATCCCAAGGTGAAAAAAATAGTGGCACAAACCGATATTCAAGTACAAAAAAATGAGGAAGATGTGGACGCACTCAACGTACCGTTAGCCGCCTCTTCTATTCTAGTCGCTGGATATCCATCGATGACGGCGTTTTTAGCCTCAGCCGCTGGTAAAGTATTGTTAGCAAAAACAGCAGTAGTTATGGGCACATCGCTTGCAACTTTAGGAACGGCCGCTATTGGATTTCTTGCTCCTGTTGCAGTCGCTTTTCTATTGGATGTAGCCGTGGGAGGCATAGTGGATGCCGGTGAGGCGAAAGAGAAAAAGAAAGCAGCGGCAAAACTGAAAAAACAGCAACAGGCACATACAAAGGCCTTGAGAGCATCAGGGTGGAAGCCAGAGCACGATGCCCCCGGGAAAGCCACCCCAGGACACAGCGCTAGGATACAGAAAAGCCTGGCCAGAGACAGAAGATAAGGAAATTATAATATGAGCTCAAATACACTAGAAATTATTCGAGGGCTAGCTCAAGCAGCCGCAAATGGCTATGATGGATCACATGACGAAAGATATTCATATGATGGAACTTCACGTAAAGTGGGGCTGAATAGAGAAGAGGGCAACCTGATTACAGACAAACGAGTTAATGATGGTTTTTCTGTAAAATTCTATGGGGATTCGCTTCGTATTACATACCAGAGCGATGTGCTTCTTAAAAATGTAAAAGATCCAAAATTCGAACAAGAACAAGAACGCATGATTAATCAAGTTAAAAAGTTTCTTCAAAAAGAGTATAAGGCAATTACCGGAAATTCTATCACTCTTACAAAAAAAGGTGACGTAGAGTGCCTGGTTCAGTCTACTTCTCACGTTCGAACTTTTGTACAAGCCCACCAACATTATAAAATTTCTAAAGTTGATTCCGAACCACATCTAGAGCCATCCGTTGATGCGACCCGAGATGTTACAAGAAAATTCTTAGCACAACATTCCACAAAGCGTCCCAAAAACGTTACTTATAAAAAAGGAGCGAATGACAAATGAAACTTACAAAAGAACAGCTCAAAAGAATAGTAAAAGAAGAATTGGAAAATGTTATGAAGGGAACAAAGCCCGTCCCTAAAAAGAAAAAATAAAAGAATCCAATGGCCTTTAAACTCTCCAAACAAGAAATTGTAAAAGAGATTGTGAAATGCGGTAAGGATCCACAATTCTTTATCGATAACTATTGTAGAATTTCACATCCTCTGCGGGGCTTGATTCCGTTTAAAACCTACAATTATCAAAAAGATCTTTTAAAAGACTTTAATGATTATCGTTTCAATATTATACTTAAAGCCAGACAATTGGGTATCTCCACAATCTCAGCGGGATACATTGTCTGGTTTATGCTTTTTCATAGAGACAAGAACATTCTTGTAATTGCCACTAAGTTTGGAACAGCAGCTAACTTGGTGAGAAAAGTAAAATCAATTATGAAGCATTTACCCGAATGGATTAAAATTTCAAAGATCGTAACGGATAATAAAACTTCATTCGAATTATCAAACGGGTCACAGATCAAAGCAGGAACGACTTCTGGAGATGCCGGTAGATCGGAAGCCTTATCACTGCTCGTTATAGACGAGGCAGCACACGTAGAAGGCCTTGAAGAGTTGTGGACGGGTCTTTACCCTACTTTGTCAACAGGAGGCCGCTGCATAGCCTTATCGACCCCTAAAGGGGTAGGTAATTGGTTCCACAAGACTTACATTGATGCAGAGTCAGAAGAGAACGATTTTCATCCAATTGTTTTACCTTGGGATATGCATCCTGAAAGAGATCAGGATTGGTTTGCAAAAGAAACCAAAAATATGTCTCGAAGACAGATCGCCCAGGAATTAGAATGTAATTTCAATACTTCAGGCGAAACTGTTATCCACCCGGACGATATGCAGTGGTTATTTGAAAATGTTAAAGACCCCCACTATAAAACTGGATATGACAGAAATTTATGGATATGGGAAAAATATCAAGAAGGTCTTCCATATCTTTTGGTAGCCGATGTTGCTCGTGGCGATGGTACAGATTATTCTGTTTTTCATGTAATAAGACTAGACACAATGGCAGTTGTTGCTGAATATCAAGGAAAACCAAACCTTGATCTTTATTCAAATATTCTTTATGATGCAGGCAGAGAATACGGCAACTGTTTGTTGGTTGTCGAAAATAATGGGATTGGCATTTCTATATTAGAAAAATTAATTACTTTGGAATATCCAAAATTATATTATTCAATTAAGTCAACCCACGAATATGTTGAGGCTTATTTGGCAGAGGATAATGATAGATCTGTACCAGGGTTTACAACTTCCACTAAAACAAGGCCTTTAATTGTAGCAAAACTAGAGGAGTACATTAGAAATAAACTAATTACTGTACATTCTAATCGTTTGTTTCATGAAATGAAAACTTTTATATGGTACAATGGGAAGCCTCAAGCAATGCGTTCTTATAATGATGATCTAGTTATATCTTTAGCAATTGCCTGCTGGGTAAGAGATACTGCATTATCAGAGAACCAAAGAGATATGGAATACAAAAAAGCAATGCTTAATGGCTTAATGAAGACAACCACAACTATGAATACACAAATAAAAGGACAAGAAGGTTATAAACAAACTTTTCATGAAAAACATGAAGAAGAAATAAACAAAACAAAAGAATTTTTTTGGATTTATAAAGGATAAAAAATGGCTCGTAATGATAGAAACCCAAATAATAACCAATCTGACCTGTTTAAGTCTTTAACAAGGCTTTTTTCCGGACCACTTACCCAGAGAAGAACACAATCGGGTCGGCAATTAAGAAGAAGACATTTAGATATCTACGCTAAAAGGTTTAAATCAGCTAGCGGAAAGCAGTTCAAAAAGTCTGAATACAACCCCATGAATGTAACTTCGCTCAATATGATTTCAAATAGAAATCGTGCAGAGCGATATATTGATTTTGATCAGATGGAGTATACGCCGGAAATTGCATCTTCATTAGATATCTATGCAGATGAAATGACAACTCATTCAAGTTTAACTCCAATGTTGCATATTAAATGCCCCAATGACGAAATTAAATATATATTACATTCTCTTTATTATAATGTTATGAACATTGAGCATAATCTTTTTGGTTGGGCTAGAACAATGTGTAAATATGGAGATTTGTTTGTATATCTAGACATTGACGAAGGATTGGGGATTAGAAACTGTATTGGTCTTCCTGCTCAAGAAATTGAACGCTTAGAAGGAGAAGACCCATCAAATCCCAATTATATTCAGTATCAATGGAACAATGGTGGTTTAACGCTCGAGAATTGGCAAATAGCACATTTTAGAGTTTTAGGTAATGATAAGCATGCTCCATACGGTACCAGCGCTCTAGAGCCAGCCAGACGCATTTGGAGGCAACTTAATCTTTTGGAAGATGCCATGATGGCTTATCGGATTACTCGTTCGCCCGAGCGCCGTGTCTTCAAGATCGATGTCGGTGGAATTGCGCCGCAAGATGTTGAGCAATATATGCAAAAAATAATGACTCAAATGAAGCGGCATCAAGTGGTTGATCCGTCATCTGGTCGCGTTGATTTACGTTATAACCCTCTTTCTATTGAAGAAGATTATTTTATCCCAATTCGAGGAGGGGCTTCGGCAACGGACATCACCAACCTTGCCGGAGGAACTTTCACAGGCCAAATTGATGATGTAAAGTATCTTCGAGATAAATTGTTTTCTGCTCTTAAAGTACCCCAATCTTATCTTACAATGGGGGAAGGTGCAACAGAAGACAAAACCACATTAGCCCAAAAAGATATTCGTTTTGCAAGAACTATTCAGCGACTTCAAAGAGTTATTATATCTGAACTCGAAAAGATTGGTATTATCCATCTTTATACTATGGGTTATCGCGGAGATGATTTGCTTGGCTTCAAGCTTTCTCTCAATAACCCTAGTAAAATTGCGGAGATGCAAGAGCTTGAGCATTGGAAAACTAAATTTGACATTGCGGCAGCTGCTACGGATGGTTATTTCTCGCGACGTTGGGTTGCAGAAAATCTTCTAGGACTTTCTGAGGATGAATTTATTCGAATGCAAAGAGAAATGTATTCGGACGCCAAATTTATGGCTGCAGTTGAACAAGCCGGAGAACTTCCCGAGGCAGGAGGCGGACCCGGCGGAGACCTAGGTCTTGGTGGCGAAGGAGAATTAGATTTAGGCGGAGAAGAACCAGCCGAGGAAGAAGAAGTTTTATTAGCTGAACCGCCGGCAAAGCGTGATGACACCGTGTTCAGGCGACCAGAGGCGAAAGGAAAACCTCGAGGCCCCTATAAAAAAGATTCTACTAAAATACACAGAAAAGGCGGGAGAAGAAAGCAGATGATTAATGCTGCCTTCTCGGAACCACTTACTTTTCGTAAAACTTTTCCAGGGTATACTGGCGCTGACGGCCTCGCTTCTCTTTCTCGTGGAGTGACGGAAGCACAAAACCCTGATATTTTAGAAGAACATAGACTATTTAGTACTGATTTTGAAATTAAATCATTGATAGAATCACTGCGGAAGGATGAAGAAAATGAAATTAACGAATAAACAGTTAAAACAAATTATCAAGGAAGAAATGCAAGGCGTCCTTAATGAAGACGGGGGACAGTTGCAAGCCGTATCAGCAACGGTAGAGTATCCAGATATGGTGGACGAATGTAGCCGTGGCTATTACGATTATTAAAAAATGAAAAGGAAAGAAGCATGAAACACAATAAGAAAAGAAATACCGCTTTTCTTTACGAATGCCTAATAAAAGAATTAACAAGAGCAATCGTCCGAGAAGACAAAAAAAGACAAACAATTACAAAGAAAATACTAAAAGAATTCTTTTACAAAGGGGGCGTCCTACGTGAAGAACTCACATTATATAACTCGCTCTTGGAAAGTAAAGAATTACAAGAAAGTTTCTCTCGCAAACTGCTCGAGGAAACCAAAAAAGACTTCTATGGACTTGATCGAAAGCAGATCTTTAATTCTCAAACAAATCTTATTAACAAGATCAACAAGCAATTAGGGCATACTGTTTTTTCTAATTTTGTTCCAAATTATAAAGATATGGCTTCCCTAGGTTTATTTTTTCAAAATAATAAACTCACGGCCAAAAAAAGAATTATACTCGAGAATAATTTAATTAAATTTCTGGGAGGGAAAGAGAATACTTTAACAGAAATGAAGCATCTCGATAATCTTGAATACAAAACTTTTGTAAACAAGTTCAATAACGC